GTAAAAGTTGGTTGTCTATTATCACCAATTATTTCACTGCTTCCATATCCAACTCCATTATTAGTTAAAGATACTCCTATAATTTTGCCTCTAACAATTGGTTGTAAAGTTGCCTCAAAATTTTGTCCACTAAATGTAGATACACCAATGTTTCCAGTAACTAAAACTCTAATAGGTTCATAGTTAAAGTTATGTGTGCCTGATCCCTGAGATTCAAAATTAATAAATTGGTTCGTAGAATAATAAAAATCTTTTGTAACTGTTAGTCCGACTCCAACCACAGACAATCTAAACTTATCGTTATTTACTTTTGTTACATAATAACTAGATCCATGTATTAATCCACCAATAGGAGTAGATGATGCAGTGTATACAACTATTTCACCATCGATATATCCATGATCATTAAAGTTAATAGTGTTTGATGCAACATTTATATTACTAAAATTAACAGATACCTGCCTAGTTTTATAATTGGATCCCGTGTTGGTAACTTTAATGCTGTTGATAGTTTTTTTTCTTTGTATAGCAGTTAAAGAATGAGATCCACTACCATATGAAGTTAAATTAACTGTGTTAATACCTGCTATAGCATCTTCATAAGTTTCATGAAGTTTAACTATGGTTGCAGACACAGGGAAAACATAATATGGAGAGTCTGTTGAGATTCCTCCTATGTTTGATGATCCATTTGTTGAATATATAACTGCTTCACCATTTCTAAACTTATGTGAAGAAGAAAATCCAATGGTGTCGTTTGTTAAATTTACTTCGAGAGCTTGTTCAAATGCGTTAAATGTATTAATATGTTTTACACTAATCATATCTGCTTTTGCAGTTGCTCCCCTTCCACCTCCACCTATGATACTGATTATTGGAGTTCCAAGATAATCAAATCCACCATCAACAACTCTGATGCTTTCAAAAGATCCCTCTACAGCACATAAACCGCTTGCATTAATGCCAGTGGGATCAGTTATAGATAAAACTGGAGGATTAATAACATCATATCCATCTCCACCAGATGTTACAATAATATTTTCAATAGGCCCATAAAAAACAGAGTCGGATGATTTATAGTTTAAGATTTCAACACCATTAACTAACATCCCAATTTGACCTGGTTTAGTGTCAGATATGTCCACCGTATTTTCTGGAGTCGAAAACTTTCTAATCAGTTTTTGAGATTCTAAAGTTTGTTCAGATAGTGCAAATAGTTCAAATTTATTATTAGTTACTGTTCCAGTGATAGTAATATAAACATTATTAAAAATGTTTGCTCTACTTCTAAAAAGAGAAATTTCATTATCTGAGATTTTCTTTACAAAATAAACACCGGCACTAATGTTTAACTTATTTGAACCTGTTCCTGGGATATAAACAATGGAGTCTCCAGTGTATAATCCATGAATACCAACGTTGATTGATATATTGTTGTTGAAAACTCCACTAAAAGTAATTGATCTATCTTTAACATCTAACGCTTGTTTAAAATAAGATGGTAAAGATGGTGAAGCAACATATAAACTATCTTTTAAATCAGTGTATACATTTTGCACATTTGCAATATTTTTATTTACGCCTGCAAAGTTTGTGCTATTAACTTTAGTTAGATTTTTAAATACTTTATAAGTTAATCCCTCATTAATACCTGTTCCTATTCTTATTTGAAATGTAGTTTCATTTTCAATAGAAGTTATTTCTGCAATAACTGAAAACCCATTTGATGCAAGAACTCTTACTGACTCACCGCTATACATCGTCAAACGATCAAACGTTGTAAACCTATAAGTGTAATCAGATATATCAACTAGTTCAACTGTTTTAATATTAAAAATAGAGGGAATATTAAAAATCCAGTTGTTTGATTTTTTATCTGTTAAAGAAGATCCAAGTGCTTTGATTTTAATCGTATCTGAGTCATGAAGTCCATATTCAGAGTCTACAAACTCAAGATCAGTGAGAACAGCACCAATACGAACTTGCACCAAATTGTTAGTTCCAATTCCAGAATAACCATAAGCATATGTATCAAATCTTATATCAGTCTCTGATAAAATGTCTGGAGTTCCTCTACAATCAAAAAACTGATTTAATGTTTTGCTTGTATAGTTAATGTAGTTTTCTACACCTTGAGCACTAGTTACAACTAAAACGCCTGAAGTTGGAAATCCTACGGTTGAATCCACATCAAGAGTTGTGGATCCAGCGGAAACAGAGGTAATAACTTTTGTTTTTGGGTGTACTTGAAAAGTGCCATAGATTGATCCAAATACATTAATATCTTTATCGTAGTCAGAATCAAGACTTATTTTATAATAATCCTTTGAATTTTTTGTAAGTTTTTCTACTTTTGTGATTGAACCCCGAGCTTGACTAAAGTCATCAGTTTCATCTTGAAATAATGTCCTGTTAACTAAGTCTAAAGGATCTCCATAGATTGCCTCTACAACTAAATCTTTTGTAACTCTATACTCAGCGTTAGATGGTTCAAAAAGATAATCTCTTGGTTTTATGACTTCTACATCAACTCCATACAGAGCACGGAAGAGAATTTCAAATGATTCATCAGCACCTTTACTCTCATAAAAGTTTTTTGATTGTTTGAGAAATAAATTTTGATTTAATCCAGTAAATAACTCTCTTTCTTCAAATCCAGGTGCGATTTGTGTTTTAACTTTTTTTAAAAACTCTTTTAGAAAAAGAATACTTAAGTTTTTAACTTTTTTTCCAGAGGTGTGTTTGTTTACGGAGTTTTTAGAGAACACTAATGTGTCCGGTTTATTTGGACTTCTATAAGAGGAAATACCAGAAAATCCACGTAAACATCCATAAAATGATGTAGAGGTTATTCCAACATACGTAATGATTTCAGAATCGATTTGAATCAATCCATATCTTTCTGGAAATCCTAAAGTGCTGTTAACATTAATAAGTATGCTATCATAAGATAAATCACTCGTAAGAGTTGTCTCTTCAGTTAAGTTTGTAAGTTCTTCAAGTTTTACATATTTGTCAATGTTTTGTAAAATATCAAGAGTGCCTCCTTGATATTCTAATGATCTATAGTAATCCTCTAAAAACTCTACTACAAGAGGAAAGTCCTCCCTCACAAACTCAGGGAGTTGACTTTGAACGATGGAACTGATTTTAACTCTATTTACCATTTTATTTTACTTTCTAACTAATCCTCTAGCGGAGTAACTTGGAGTGAATACATAGTTTGTTCCTGATGGATAAGTTCCAGAAGAAACTTCATCAATAATCATATCAACACTAGTGCCACTAATATCTAGTTGCAAATAAAGATCTTGTAATCCAACGACATCATTTGATGTTGGAACTGCAGAAATCTCAATAAGACTTGATTTTCTTTGAGTGCCTGTGATTCTAACAGCATTTAAAAGGATTTCTCCTTTTTGATAATTAATGATACCTGCTGATCTTCTTACAATCTGAACTTGAGTGTCTGAAAGCGGTTTAAAAAATATAATAGATCCAGTTATTTTGTTTGGATTTGGAATATCAGTCAAATAAATGGTATCCTGTATACCAGCAACAGTAAATCCAGAAGAGCGAATATTATAACCATCTTGATTATTTACACTGATGGAGTTTCCATAACATATTTCATATTCAGCAAACTCATTAAATTTTGGTCTAGCATCACGACGCATTTCTACAGTTGTAATGTTTGATGTAATCGATTCATGCGAGTTATCAATCAAAGAACCAACTTTACTATACTTAAATCTTGCTCCATACTTATTAAGTTCTGTAGAGTTTGCATATGCATTTAAGTTTTCTTTTACAATCGCAAGGACATAGTTTGAACTTGCTGCAAGATTTGGATTATAATAAACAGAGGAGTCAAGTTCAATGTAAAGATATTTCAAATCAAGAATTTCAGGCACAATACCTGCTACACTATATTTTCTAAGTTCTCTCTTTAAATTATCTTTAATCGAGTTTGGAACAAACGGACCAAAAGTTGGTTTAATAGTAATAAAAACTTTTCCAAATCTTGGGGGGTTTAGTTCCTCACCACCAAAAACAGATACAGATTCAGCTTCTGGATAGATCTGAGGAATGATTGCTTCATAGTCATTTGTTGTTACCGCACGATTTTTTGCCGCGTATAGTTTAGGTGCATATTTTTTGATAGAAGATACTGATTCTATTTCTGCACCACTCGTTGCAGTTTGAGTAACAGCAAGAAGTGATATATCACTTGTAACAATATTTGAGTTATTGTCTAAAAGTCTACCAGCGAAACTTAATGTAGAAACACCATTTGCATTTTCTCCATTTGTTACATTATAACGCACAGAGATCGTTGCTCCTGGTTCTAGTTTTTTACCAAATACTCCATCACCAAAAATTAGTTCATATCTTTCGTCATCAATCTCTTGAATAAAAAACACTCTAGATGATGATGTAACGTTGAATAGACTATCTGCAAAAGTATACGTTACTCCTTGAAGGACTCCTGTGCCATCTTCATCAACAGTTACTCTAATCGTTGATGTGTCAATGTGAGGGTTATCAAGAATAAATTTTTGCTTTTTATCAGTTGCACTCACAACAAAATCTATACCTAGATAGGTTCCTTCATAGCACTCAACATTATTAAAATATGCAAACTCATTTACAACTGGAACTGTAATGTCTGCAGGGATTGTAAATGTATATGATTCTTCTCCAAAATTTTGTGTCGTTGCAACAACTCCACTTTTTAACGTAAGTTGAACAGGATTTATTGCCAGATTAGTTGTATCAACGAAAAAAGAAAACTTTGCTCTTGCCCCTCTTCTTGATCGAGGCATATATCCAATATTACGTGCAAGTGCAACGATATTTTCTCTAAGTGTTGCACTATCAATAAAAACTTCATTTGATGCCATGTTGGCATTATAAGCACTAATATAAGTGTTATATGCAAGAACATCAATCAAAGTCGAAATGTTAGACCCTTCATAGTCAAAATCAGTGAAATTTGAGTTTCCTCTCAAATAATCTTTGATAGATGTTTTTATCTGATTGAAATCCAGATTTGTGAAGTTTACTAATGCCATTTATCAACCCTATTCTAATACAAAGTTAATTTCTTGAGTGGCTTGAGATAATCCAACAATTTCATAGTTAACTGTAACAACAAAAGTATTATTGTCAACATCAGGTTGAGCAATAACTCTGATGAGATTCACTCTGGGTTCATTGCTTTCGATGGTTGCAGTTATACTGTTTTCAATAACAGCACCAGTTGCTACATCTATGTTTTCAAAAAGAGACTGCTTAACATTACAACCAATATCTCGATTAAATAGTCTCTCAGTATATGCAGTCAGAACTAAATTACGTAAAGAACGAGCAATCGCATTCTCATTAGAGAGAGTAATTAAATCTCCAGTAATGGGATGCGATTGAAATGAAAAACTAATGTCCTTAAATCCGCGACTGACTCCTTCTAATGGCATTTACAAATGTATAATATGATTCTACCTTATTTAGAAGGTATTTTTAACCTATTCATGCCATCTTTCAACAAAATCATCAAATCCTCCTGCACCACCACAGGGTCTTGAGTATCGATCATCTGGTAGTTTATATACAGAAAGTGATTTTTCACTCATTATTATCTTTTTTAAGTATTTTTCCGAAGAAATTTCAGTAATTAACGTCATTCCTGACTCAATAAAGTCTTTACTTTTATCAACTGAACTGTTGGCCATTGGTTTTTGCTCCTGATTCGTTAAAATCAGAACTTTTTACGGGGTTGCTATCCCGTTCTTGTGCGGTTTTCCAAAAATATTCATCTTCATTGCCCATTGCAAGTCGCTCATAACTGTTTTCAACCTGATAATAGCGTGTTGAAACCTTAAAATCAGGTGTTTTTGGTTCTTTTGGCGTTAAACTGTTGTCATAAATGCGTATTCGGTTGTTAGGATAGAGTGCAAATTGCCCATTTTGCAACTCAATGAGGTTATGAGACTTATGTTCAGCAGGATTTTCACTTGTAGCATAGTCAATTACATCTGGATCTTGATGATAATTGTCTAAAGTGCATACATAGGTGCCTTTTTGAGGTCCAAAATCCCGTGTATAGCACTCATAATCCATGGATCCAATGAATTGCTTCTGCACAGCAACAACTCCATAGTCCATACAGTTCCAAAACTGAAGATTAGGTAGATCTAAATCAGGATCTGGCGTTTCAGGACGAGACAAAAAAGCACTGATCGGCAGTTTATCATACATTGCAGCATACTCTGGCAAATATGTTTCAAAATAAAAAGCGCGTCCAGGTATCGATTTTGCTGATACCCAAACGCCTTTAACAAATTCGCCCCAACCACTTTGATGATCTGTTAGATACTCTTTACGAACCCACACTTCTTGAGAAGGTAAATTAGTAATTAAACATGCCATGTGATTTTTTTATTGACTTAACTATTTAACCTTGTCCTCTGTATTTTTTACGAGCCGAGTTACGGGAGGTTGCAGAAAGTTTTGTATGTTGAGAGTTTCCTTGACGAGTCTTTTTAGGTTTCCCCTCAATATGAACCTTCGAAGTCAAGCTGCCTTTAGGTCTTGCCATAATAACCTCCTAGATTAGATAATACGAGTCTTTTCGTGCCCCACGCGAATCCTAGGGTCACACCAGGTTACAATGCCCGCTGCCTTTGCATCGAGACAGAATGACACGTCTTCACCGCACATGTCTTGAACTTTACCATCCTCAAATGTTTGCATCTGAGGGGCAAACCAAGGATACTTCATCTTAGGATGTTCAAAGACACCATTCTTGATCATAACCCAACCAAACCCTGTGTAGTCCACTGTAAATGGTTTGCGCCGCTTACTCATGGTTTCTACGGTTTCGTGATTCATCACACCACCATTCTTACGGAAATCCTCTTCATCGAGCCAGTGTGCAACGCTGGTCGTATGACCATCCTCGGTAGCATACCAACCTGCTGCGAGCATTCGCTCATCTTGGGGATTACCGTCTTTGTCAGGGCCAGGAACTGCGAGATCACACAGTTGCCAGAACTTTTCAGTGTTAAAAACAATATCATTATCAATCCAGAGTTGATAATCATAGGGTAGTTTACCATCCCATGGAATCTGGTCGGGACCACGGAGAACATTTGCACCTAAACATTTGCAACGTGCAAAGTTTACCATCGAGGAATAATCCTGAGAGATCTGAATGTTCATCTGGTTCTGAACCATGTCAAAACACAGTTGCACAAAGTTCTTCAGAAAAATATAAGAGCATCCTCGACCAGGCAGGCAAAAGACAATGCTCTTCCCACGCATACGCTCTTTGATAGCATCATAGTCCCAATCAGCACCATCTTGCTGTTGTGCTTGTGCTGTTTTTACTTTAAATCCTTTTGCCATAACTTTGTTATTTTTCAGTTCAAGTATAACTGTTTATCTAGTCTTTGTCAACCTAATACGATTGTTCGGTTCCCCTCTCCACATCTGTCGTTAATCTGAGAATCTCGTATTCATCTAACTTGATTTTATCTTCATTGATCTTACGTACTAACTCATCCTCTGACAAACTATGGGCAATGACTTCGTTTGAGTGATAGATGTGATACACTGTGTGCTTCATATGTTTTGTTCACTCCTATTATCTAGGCGACCTTGGAGAGTCTGAAATTTTCTGGGGAAATTTTTTTTCTGTGCGGTATTATGAGGTCGATCTGTCACCTCTGTAGGTTAGGGTAGTTTGCCTTTTTAATTAAGGGGGGGGGCTTATAACCAACAACGCGCCGCCGCGATTATAAACAACCGCCACAAAACACTGTCGGATACGAATATCCGCGACTGGTAGATCACGGATATTCGTTGACACTAACTCAGAAGGCAGTAGGTGTCACTGGAGTGCGATCTTCGTCTGCAGGAGTATCACTACTCTCAGCAGCAAGAACATCAAGAATGGACAGAAGTTCGCTGCCAGTGCTACCTTGAGCCAGCAGGGAAAGTGCAATCGACTTGGACATAATGAAAAGAAAAGAGTAAGAAACTGTGATGCTGGGAGAAGTATATTTAATGACCCCTTCTCCCGTTGGGTCAGTGATGCTTACCGTGCGACAAGAACTCTATCATCTCTCCGATAAAAGTGCAGCACCTCAGAGTAATCTACTGTGCTGACTGGTTGTTGATACTGAGTGGAACGATTGATAGCAGCATGGCATTGCTCTGCGATCTGATCCAAAGTGTAGCGAGAGGAAGGAATGTAGCGCATTTGATTAGGTGCGAGTGAAGATCAATAGTCTGTATGAAGTCCTGCAAGTTCCCAGGCAGGGAATCCATCAATGCCGTCACGTTTGTAACACTCAGAATTGTGTGAGTTAAGTTGTGGGCGACCTTTGAGAACATTAGTTGAAACCCAAATCGTCTCTCTGGTTTTTAGATCAGATGCGATGTTGTAGAGTGCCATTTCGAATCAGATGTATCGGGGGTAAATGTAAGATTTGTTGATGATGGTTTGCCACTCACTGGGGGCAGAAAGTCGGGGATCTACCTTTACCCAACGACCTTGAAACTTTAGAAGGATTTTCATCAGACTGCACCGTAGAAAGGGTTACCTTGTTGAGGAGAGTTAGTGTTATCACCCGTCACCACATAATCATGATTGAGACGATCACGAATCGCAATCAGTTTCTCTACACGATTCAGATACTTTTTGCTGATTTGATCAACACCTTTCCAAGACAGAATCTGTACACACCACTCAGCAGAGATGTCACCGAAGGGTGTTTGAACGGGATAGAATCCGACGAGCATTGTACCATCGGAGGACTGTAGAGTAGGGAAGTCGATCACGGTGTGTGGGGTGTTCCTTTGACTCTTCTAATATGGCACGGATTCAACGGTTCCACAAGGGGGGTTGTGCCACTTGTTCAACTGTCACACCTCAAGAATATTTGTAAGAGTTTCGACCATAATGGTGCTCATTTCATCAACACTGAATCCCTCAACTTGGCAATGGAGATTGTTAGTTCCAACCTGAATATCGTTCATCACACCATATAATCCCTGATGTGCAATGTGCAGAATACGATGAATCGGATTGCCTGCAACTACGCCATCTCCTGATGCAAATGTGACATAAGTTGCGGTGGGATTAATAGAGCGAACGATAAAATTGTTCTTGAACCAACGTTCGATTGCGTTACCTTTTGCGCCTTGTTTTTTACTCTCAAAAGCCGCAATCAATTGACCTTTATAGAACCAAACTCCACCATCGGGGGCACAAGAACCAATGCCACCAGGTATCTGCGACTGGTCCAACTTTGCCTGTACAACTAACTCAGGATAGGACAATTGCAGCAGGTTTGCAACTCGAATCATTGCAGACTTTGCGTTATCATCCATAGCACGTGATTCTTCATCGAAAGCAACAGTGCCAGGTTGAAT